GTCAAGCAGGTGCAGACCGGTATCCGGGATCTGCGGGCGGCGCGTGAGTTCGTCGGCATCTCCCAGACGGAGATCGCGCAGATGGAGGCCCGCGAGGCGATCGTCGACCCGCTGGTCGCGCAGACGCTGCGGACGTTCCAGGCCGGGGCGGGGATGACCAGTGGCGACACCACCGCAGGCGTCTGAGGCGTTCTACAAGACGCTGCAGGGCTACCAGCTGCTGTTGCTGACGGCTGTGCGGTCGTTGTGGGCGGGGATGCTGCCGGGCAACTTCGACGGCTCGTGGGCTCGTCTGGGCCCGCAGGTGGTCGCGGTCACCGCTGGTGCTCAGCTGGCTGCGGCGACGGCTGGGGTGCAGTACGTGCCCGCGGTGCTCGCCGAGACGAACCAGCCCGACGAGCCGCTGGCCCGGATCCGCCCGGCCGCGTTCGCCGGGGTGGCGCAGGACGGCCGGGACCTCGGGTCACTGCTCGAGGGATCCGTACGGGTCGCCAAGCGCGCCTCGGCCGACGGGGCGACCGCTGAGCGGGCTCTGGAGCTCGGTGGGAACTGGCTGGACATGGTGGCGCAGACGCTGGCCACCGACGCGGCCAGGGACGCTGTGCAGGCCGAGATCAGCATCCGCGAGGGTATGAGGTGGGCCCGTATGGTGAATCCGCCGTGCTGCTCTCGCTGCGCCGTGCTAGCCGGCCGGACGTACAGCTGGAAGGCTGACTTCCTGCGGCACCCGCGGTGTGACTGCCTCGCCATTCCGGCGACCGAGGCGAACGCCGAGGATTACGTGACCAACCCGCGGGCGCTGGTCGAGCGCGGGCTGATTACGGACCTCACGAAGGCGCAGAAGCAGCGCCTGGATGACGGCGCGGACCTGTCCAGGGTGCTGAACGAGTCCCGTGACCGGTGGCGGACCCATCTGCGGGAGCTGCGCGAGTTCCGTAAGGCGCGGGACGACGCCCGGTTCCGCCCGAAGAGTCCGATCGCTGCAGGGCCGCGGGAGACGTTCCTGACTCGCATGATGGCCGGCCTCAACGAGGTCGACGACGCCGTCAAGCGCGCCCGCGACCTACGCGACGCCGGCATCGCCGAATAGACCCCCGGGCCTGGTGCCCGGTAGGCACACACGCCCCTGGAGGGCACCCATGAAGCGCAACACCCTTGCCCGTCACCGCTTCCAGCGCACCAGCGCCGAGGGCGGAGGCGGCGGAACCCCCGAGGTGTCCGTCGAGGCCCCCGAGCAGCCCACCGCCCCGGAGGCGGAAGCTGCGAAGACCTACGACGAGGACTACGTCAAGAAGCTCCGCGACGAGGCCGCGAAGTACCGCACGCAGCTCCGCGAGGTCGAGAGCGCCCGCAAGGCGTCCATGACCGAGTCCGAGCGCCTCGTCGCCGAGGCGGAGGAGCGCGGTGCCGCCGCGATCCGCGCCGAGTACGGCGCCCGCCTCGCGCAGACCGAGTTCCGCGCTGCCGCCGCCGCCCGCAACCCCGGGTACGACGTCACCAAGGCCCTCGGCTACCTCAACCTCGCCACGTTCGTCGGCGAGGACGGCGAGCCCAACACCAAGGCCATCGCCGCCGCCGTCGCCGACCTCGTCCCCGAGGCCGGCACCACGGCCCCCCAGCCCCCGTCATTCGACGGCGGTTCACGGCAGCAGGCCCCCGGGTCGGTGTCCATGAACCAGCTCATCCGCCAGGCCGCCGGCCGGGCGTAGTTCGCCTGAAGGCACCCCGGAGTGGGGGCCCTCAACCGAAGGAGTGATCCCCATTCCGTATTCAAACCTCGTGACCCGGTCGAACGTCGCCGCGCTCGTCCCGGAGTCGGTCAGCACGCAGATGCTGAACACCCTCAGCGAGTCGTCGGCCGTCATGCAGCTGGGCACCAGCATCCCGCTGGCGTCCAACCAGGTCCGCTTCCCGGTCCTGTCCGCGCTGCCGACCGCGTACTTCGTGAACGGTGACACCGGCCTCAAGCAGACCACCGAGGCCGCGTGGGCCAACCGGTACCTGTACGTCGAGGAGATCGCCACGATCGTGCCGATCCCCGAGGCCGTGCTCGACGACGCGCAGTTCGACGTGTTCGCCGCGATCCGCCCGCTGATGGAGACCGCGATCGTGCGGGTTCTGGACGCGGCGGTCATCTTCGGCACCAACGCCCCCACCACGTGGGCCACCGAGGGCAACCTGGTCGCCAAGGCCGTCGCCGCCGGCAACGTCGTCGCCCGCGGCACGAACAACGCCGCCGCCGGCGGGTACCACCAGGACATCCTGGACACCGTTGGTGCGATCGAGCTCGACGGGCACTTCCCGACCGGCGCCATCGGCAACGTCACCGTCCGCGGTGCGCTGCGGAAGGTTCGCACCACCACCGGCGAGCAGCTGCCCCTCCCGGCGGACGTGCCGGCCATCCAGTACCCGGGTTCGCTGGCGGGTCTGTGGCCGACCGGTGTGAACGCCGCCGAGCTTCTCGTCGGCGACTTCTCGCAGCTCGTCGTCGGTGTCCGCCAGGACATGACGTACAAGCTGCTGGACCAGGGTGTTATTACTGATGGCGCTGGAGCCATTCAGTTCAACCTCCCACAGCAAGATATGCTTGCCCTTCGGCTTGTTTTCCGTGCGGGTTACGCGACGTCCAACCCGATCAACTTCCAGCAGCCGAATGCGGCGCAGCGGAGCCCGTTCGCCGTCCTTCGCAGCCCGGCCACCTGATGATCCGCTGGCGGGGGCGGGGCTGCGACCAGCCGCAGATTGGCAACGCCAACGAGGGCTTCGTTGACCTCTTCCCCGTCAGCGAGGCCCGGGCCGAGCAGACCCGGGCCAACTGGTCGGCGCTTCTGCCTGACCAGGACGTTCCACTGATTTGGGAGGACATGAGATATGCCCGCACCGAAGGACGCTCAGAAGGCCGCTGCTGAGGTTGGTGGCGACGAGGTTCAGGCGAAGTTCGATGAGGCCGCGGAGCGCGGTTTCTTCGGCGACGCCGTGGATGACACCCCGCGCGAGGAGTTCACGCTGAGGGCGCAGGGCGAGAAGCTCCGCAACAAGTGACGGTTCGGTCCCGGGCGTACTACTCCGGCGCCCGGGGCCGACCCGTTCTAACTACATACTTTGGGGGCCGGCGTGCTGTTCACGGATGACGAGCTGGCCTCCTACCCCGGGGCTGAGGGCATCACTCCGGAGACGACGCAGCTGCTGCGCCGGTTGGCTCAGGCGCGGATTTATGCGCTGGTGCCGCCGGAGATTGCCGACACGAGCGACGTCGCCGCTGGTATCGGCATGGAGGTCGTCGCTCGGGCGTATCGCAACAGTGAGGGCTACGCCACGGAGAGCATCGACGACTGGACTGGTCGTCGTGGTTCTGTGGCTGGGTTGCCGGGTGTCTATCTGACGGACCAGGAGCGGGCGGACCTACTCAGGCTGCTGCCGGAGACGTCGCGGTCGTCGGTGCGGTCGGTGCGGCTGCGGTCGTGGTCGCAGCGATGAGTGCTCTGGTTGCTGCGCGTCGTGCGCGTCGTGTGGCCGAGTCGTTGATGACGTCGGCCTGCACGATCTTCACCAGCGGCGAGCAGATCACCGATCCGCAGACCGGTGAGGTCACCACGGGGCAGGACGTCATCTGGACCGGCCGGTGCAGGGTGCGGCCGATGGATCGCAGCGCCGCGACCCCTGATGTGGCGGGCGTTCCGATCGTGACGTTCGACTACTTGGTGAGCATCCCTTTCGACGCGTACACGGTGCTCGAGGGTCACCGTCTGACGATCACCGACTCCCCCGATCCTGCGCTTGCCGGCGTCACCCTCGAGGTGCAGAAGGTGGACCGCGGCGATCATCTGTCCGCGCGCCGCCTGGCCTGCCGGGAGGTGGTCTAGATGCCCACCTACACACCGGATGAGTTCGCCGACGTGCTGATGGGCGCCATCCCGAAGGTTGCGCGCGAGACCGTCTCGGTGGTGAAGCGCGGGGCTCTGAACGTGAAGAACGAGGCCCGCCGCAACTCGGTCGCCTCCTCTGGCTTCTCGGCCCGGCACGCGCCGCAGACGATCGCCTTCGACGAGGTCGAGGTGCACGGTCAGACGATCTCCGCTGAGGTCGGCTACCTGGGCGGCAAGCAGGCGAAGCTGGGTGTGCTGCTGGAGTTCGGTGGCGGCCGGGACCACTCCCCCCCGCACCACGACCTCAGGCGGGCCCTCGATGCCGAGGAGCCGGGGTTCGTGCGGGCGATGGGTGACGCGGGGGAGAGGGCGATCGAG